CACGCGAGCAGCCGGAATAGTCTTGGTGTCGACCAGCCGTGAGCCAGTAACAACTGTAGTCTGCTTAGGAGTACGGTTATCGGTAAGAATCTGATCAAGACGCATAAGATCTGAATAAAGCACAATTGAAGCAGGAACATCCGGGTTAGGAACAGTATTAATTTCGCCCGTAATAGTGGCATTAGAAACCGCACCACCAGTCCACACAGTCACACCAACCGAAGCCAACAGATCCTTCTGCAATACCGCTTCAGTGAGCTGTACAGCACCAGTCAGCAGCTCACGGGACAGATGATCCATCAAGCCATCATCACTGTCAAAGTCCATGCTCTCCTGGGTAAACTCAGTGAAGAAACCAAACTTAAAAATTGATCCTTCACGCTGCAGACGAGTAAAACCAACACGGTTTACACGACCACCATTCTCCGTAAGCGTCGGAAGCTTGCTGGTAATGTTACCGATATCCTGGCTAGAACCGTACAAGTTACCGTCAGCAATTGTAGCTCCAGCAGCGTTGATACCCTGGCTGTTGACGTTGCGATCATCAAGCAAAGGCACATACTCGTACGCCTTGATAGTCTTGCCGTAATGCTTCGGCATGTTGGTCACAGAAGCAAGTGGCATAAAGTACTGCTCTTTACGAGCAGTAATGATTGCCTTTTTCAACCAGAAAAAGGTCTGCATCTGACTTGAGCCAGAAGCTTCAATATCAGAAGCAGTTCCACCCGGAGTTAAAGTAGGAGCGTTATAATTAAGCATGATTAGGTTACCTCAGGTTGATTAGACTCGACTAGCCATCTGCTTCATAAAGTCATCATCATTCATAGCAAGAACATTGACAATTTTATTGGAGCTTATGCTAGGCGTAGTCCGAGTTGGGGAAGCAGCATTGGCCTTTTCGCTGTTGGCGAGAACAGGCTTAGGAGTTGCTACGCGTGTGGCTACAACAGCAGCCTTGCCTTGTGCAGTACTCCTATTAGCTTCGGGCTTTGGTTCGAGCAAGTCAGCGAAGGCGTTAGCCCTCGACATTTCCTCACCAATATCCCGGTAAGCCTGTAGGAACATTACATTCGGCTGAAGCTTGCCTAGAGTACGCTGTCGATCAATTTCGGCAGCAATCCGAGGATATACCCCAGTTTGCATTTGCTCGTGCATGACCGTCAGAATCTCTGGGGTCTTCCACAGCACTTCCTTGCTGGCTTGATCCCAAGTCTTGTGGACGGTTTGGATGGCATCTTTACCACTATCGCTAAAACTCAAAGACTCCAGCGTAGATTGAAAAGAGACCTCTTCGTCCGTAACCCTGTGATTGCCTTCTCGGTAGGCTGGCTCTTCAGAGGTGTCGATCTCCATTGGATCGAGCCCTGAATCTTTAACTAGCTTCTTAATAGCTTCAGGATTTCCCTTGTCTAAGTCAATTAAAAAAGAGAGCTTACCTTCGTCCAACAAGCCGTTGTTCTCCAACATCTGGAGAACCTTTCGATGACCACTCACTTCTTGCATTTTGCGAGTGTAGTTAGCACCCATCTGCATAAGTTGAATAGCTTCAGCAGGATTCCTAAGCTCAATCGTTTTACCATTTGCTTTAAATGGTGTCATGATCTGCTTATAAAAACCTTCGTAGTCCGGTGAAGACTCTTGTAAAGTCTCACCTTTATTCGTCAAAGTGGTGGAAGAGGTCTCTTGACCTGTATTCACACCGTCCTTCAAGACGTTACTAGAAACTGTTGTAGACGCTTCTTCAACCTTTGTCGAGGTAGAAGTTTCAATAGATCCAGTAGAATCAGAAAGAGTTGGTGCAACCTCAGCTGACTCAACGGTATCCGTTGTAGTTGCAACAACATCATCTTGATTAGTTGCAGAACTTTCTACAACAGTATCTGAATCCTTAGTGTCTTCAACAGCGTTGTGTTTGAGGAAATCATCGTCCGACATCCCTAAAAATTGGGTGTCGCTCATTAGATTCCATCCTCATCACTAGTCTCAAGTGGCTCACTGCCATTACGTGCATTAGCTAAAGCTTCTTCAAGATCAGGCATATCTCGTAGAGCCACAGAAGCCATTTGTACAGTAATAGAGAGAAATCGCTTTAGATGACCAGATGCTTGTGCAATAGCTAAAGCATCTGCACGCTCAACAGGACCCAGACCTGGGTCACAAGACTGTTGCACATAGCGCGCTGCTTCTGTGAGCATAAAACCATCCACAAGTAGCATACGAAAATCTCGGTTTTTGTAGAGACGAAGAGCGGACTCACGACGAGCAATCAGAAGTTTAGCTTCCGAGTACTGCTTTTCAAGAGAGGCAATTTCGTTAAGTGCGACGTCAGACATGTCTGCTTGGTCCTTTAGAGGTTTAAACTACTATTCTTCATACAACATGTAATTAGAATTAAGAAAGGGGTATTTGCTGATTTTCTGCATTTTGTGACAACATTTGTTCACTAAACTGGTTAAAACCCACCGCGGCTTCTATATTTGGTTCAAGTTCTTCAGCTTTACGTCTAGCAACTAAAGCTTTAGTAATTTCTAGTTGTTGGTTACCTTGAGCCTGGCCAGCCTGCTTTTCCATATTACGAGCATGAGAAGTACCAGTTGACTGTTCAACAAAGTCCAAGTTGGTTTTATCTGCTACGTTTGTAGCTTGCTTAGATTTGGCATTATTTAGCTGGATCTCAGACTCAAGCAATGCAATCTGCATTTCTTTTTCACGTATTTCAAGCTCCGCCATTTTTTGCTGTTCAGGAGTAGCTTGTGGTTTGAAGTTACGAAGTTTCTCTGCCAGAGCAGGCATACGTTTAAGTTCAGCAATTTCCACTAAAATAGTCATAAAGATACCAACATCAGTCTTTGGACCAACAGTCTGTAGCATAAATCCAAGATCTTTAGCCTTGTTGTTATCTACCTCAGATGTAGAAATATCAACTTCAAGGTCAAAGTTACCTTTAAGATCTTCCCGCTTTACTTTTACAAATTCATTGTTGGTGACACGAATAACCTCTTCTTCACTGAGAAACTCAGCGTTCATAGAAAGAATCTTAATACCCACATTTACGATGCCTTCAGCCAGACGTCGTAAAATAGCCATTTCACGCTTAGCAGCAGCATCTACCACGCTACGAGTGTTGGTAGCTACTGAACCATAAGCGTCTCCTGAGAGTCCTCCTGAGAAACTTTTAACGCCCGTAAGGGCCTCAGCTTCTTGGTTTTGTAAACCAAGCATAACTAAAGCAGATTGAGGAATTGCGGGGAACGTATGTTCAATCAAACCTTGCTTAGGGTGGTTGTTTGGGTTGAATTCATAATCCTGCCCATTCTCAAATCGTCGGCGATTTAAAGGATCCAACATACCCTTAAGCATACCCATCTGACCGTTGGCACTACGACCCAGAAGATCAATCATACCACGACTAACAGCACCCAGAATCTTTTGGTTGTCTGCCAGCAGCTCAGCATCTGTTTCACCGTAAAGTTCCCCTTTAAGGGGAAGATAGGTAACTACAGTAAACGGGAGCTTTTCATCAGGAAATGGATTGTGCTCCATACGGATCATCACATCACCAATCCAAGTAGCAACAAACGGCATCAAAATACCGTCATCATGCATATCATAGAATCCCCAGTACTCGTAAGCAACAACTCGCTTACGTAGTTTGTCGTTAATTCTAAAGTCTTGGGGAGTATTTGTTTCGTGAGTTGGCTCGTTTATAGTAGAGGCACTTTCCCAATTAATTTTATCAAGATTTTTATATCGCTTACCTTCACGAAGTAACTCAGCTTTATGGGTCTCAAATGAGACAACAACAAAAAGAGCCTTTTCAATGTCCCCGCCACAAGAAGGATCAATGAAGGTATTTTCAAGTTTCAAAACATCAACAGTAGGTCTGTTCTCAATGACCTTGTCAACCGTAACTATCTGTACACCTGTTTGTTCAGCACGAGTACCTGTACCAGTTTCTTCGTAGTATTTTACAGCTTCCTGTAAAGCTGGATCCAATTCAGAAAAACTTCTGGGGTCGGTGTTTTTCAGCTCCAAAACTTGCTGAAATTGGGTAGCTTCTTCCTCAGACTGAATTTCATAATACGTCCAAACAGGGACCTCTGTTTTAGTAGGAACAGTATAACGCTTCCACCCTGTACGAAGTATACAGGTACCCTCATCCACTGTAGCACGTACATAATCATCAATAAGTTTAATACGACGAAGCTTAGTGCGAAACTGCCAATTCAAAACCAACCCATTTTGCTTTGCAGCAGCATCATCTTCGAATGTAATAGGGCTAACCTTAAAAAGCTTATCTGAGCTTAAAAATGGTTCAGATAAAGCACTGTAGCGCCATTCAGCTTGTCGACGAATTAGTTTAGGTTGGACTGAAGAACGACCTTTAATCTTCTTAGGTTTAGCGTCGTTTTGAACCTTAAGCAGATCTACCCACTCTGTGACCTTAAGCATCTGCTCGTCATGAGAAGGACGAGCTGCTTCAAGATCTTGTTTAAGAATTTGAATGTCAGGTTCTTTCTTCCAATCAGTCAAACGAATACCAGACCCACCAGTATTACCGATGCTTTCAGCCAACTGAAACTGCTTGGTTTCCATAATCTACTCCAAAGCGGCTTTAGCTGACTGAAACAATGCAATGCGTGATGCTAAACCACCACTTCCGCCTTGCACCATCTCTGTACAACGTGACACGTCACCACGACTAGCTGGCACAAGAAGACCTCTATTCCTCCAGTACCACATAGCAGAAGCAACCGCACCTTCAGGTGTACGGGCGTATTCTGCGGCTTCTTCTGCCCGCATACCAATGCTTCCACCAAATATTGTAAAATTAGATCTACCAGTAAGTTGAATCAAACCAGCACCACGAAACACCCACCCATCATTAGTCAATATTCCCCGGTTCCCTAAGCGACCACCATAATAAAGATTAGCAATTGCTTGTTGGTCAGCCACCTGTGTGGTCATACCAGAACTGTCACGCTGATATCCTAAAGTTTTTGCCTGCTCTTCAGTAAAATAATTTGCCCGAGGGTGGTGTGAAAGAGCTTCAGTAGAGTAGTTCAAATTCTCAGATAAAACCTTGAAGTACCCAGATTCATGAGCTAATTGACTCACCAACATAGCAATACCGTTGATGCTGGTAATTGTGTTAAAGTCATCTTTAGAAACTACACGAGCTGTCTCTAGAAGGGGAGCATATAACCCAGCTGCCTTAGATCCAGCATGAACAGCTTTAAGCAAATCAACGGTAATCATTTTGTTTGTACCTGAAGAGTGGCAACTACTTCTAATAGCTGCCCATCGCTAGTAGCAATACGATTAAGAAGGCGATAGTTTTTTGTATGGATACCGCCCGATATCCTAATAACAGTAATTGTAGGTGATTCAGCACTTAAACCCGACTGAATTACTGTCAAACCCTCTTGATATTCCCAAATAGAATTAACAATGAACATGTCAGCAAAAAGACGCTTCTTCCAGTTAATACCGTAAAAGCGAACTTCAGAAGGTGATTTATTAGGCCAAATTACGCTGCCACTCATGATTTAAACCTCAATATCAAAACTTTTTACAAGAGGAAGCTCTGTCTTTTTTGGAGTTTAATAGCTTGGTTTAATTTATTCAAGGTACCTACAATCTTTTTTGCGTCCATCATAACTCAAACTTCTACTATACAAAGTTCATTATCTAGCTGTCCTATAAAAGCGTAAATTGGTGTTTCAATGGAAGAGATACCATATGATATGTATTTAGCTACCCCATTAAAGTTAGATAGTGAAATTGTGCGGCTACTAAAATTCAACTGAAGGATTTTTGTACCGTAAGCTGTAAAAACACTCTGCCCCGAAGTCGCATATACTCCATTAATTCTCGAAGAACCTACAGCAGTAACAGCAGTATTGCTAGCAATACTTGTTTGCCCAATTAATGTAGAGTTACCTGCTAAGTTAACGGAAGTTGATTGTAAAATATCAGCAACACCGGTAATTCTGATTGCTCCATACAGAGCAAGCGTAGAATCACTAATGCTAATTGCAGACCCAATTGCAGTAGAAGTGCCTACAGGAGTAAATGCAGCAACTGATATACTAGAAGAATAGCCTATTACGTTGCTAGCAGTACTGTAATTAGTAGTAACTTGCCCTAAAGCTGCAAGTACTCCAGTTGCAACAGCAGACCCAGATAGATCAGAAAAAGTTTGTCCTACAGTTGTAAATGTTCCGTATGCTGCTGAAGAAGCTATAAAAGTAACATCTGTAAAGCTACTAGATGTTAAAGCAGAACTCGTTAAAACAAGTGCTGAAATAGCTCTAGATGAGAGGGCGCTAAAACCTAACACTGACTACTCCAACAACCAAACCAGAAGTTCAAACAACAACAGCATTCACTGCACCATAGTTATTTCTAGTGCTGCCGCTTTTTGCCAGGTTGAATTACCATTTAACCTTGTCTGCCCAGTAAGCCGCGCTGCTTTTGCCTTTACTAATATTGGCAGCGTGCCTAGCCTTAAAACTAGCCCGTTTAGCTTTCATCTTATCGCTTTCGCCAGCTTTAGGTGCACCAGCAGTGCTAGCACCTTGCTCCCCAAATCGAATGATCTTCTCCTTGCCGTCAACCGTGGTCTTAACGACATGCGACTTGGTCGGATGTCCAGGCGTGCGCCGTGGTTTATTAAGAAGTAAGCTATCTTTGTCGATTGGGTTGGCCATCACTCACTCTACTACTGCAGTTTGCTGCCAAACCGCCAATAAAAATTGGTAAAAATGTGATAATATGTTTCGTATTCACGTTTTCCAAATTTGATCCGTTTCACTCCATAGATATTCTTTTCCGTCTTTTGGATAAGGGATTGGTGGTTCCCAATTACAAGTTAATTCATTTAGAGTCCAAGAAAGATAATATTGAGGTGGGATAAAAGCATCTCTTATTTTATCGTAAATATATGTAATTCCTGCATAATTTTTTCTTATTTTAGCAGTATAACTAGTTTGTTTCCATTGCGTATTTGGAAACAAGGATTGACAAAAATTTATACCTTTTTGCTCTGATTCAATACCATCTTCATCTAGCAGCTCGATATTATTTACAACAATAACTGCCACTACAATACTATTTTTGTCAAGTTGAGCAAAATGAGCCATATTACACCTTAAAATGTTATTGAACCGGATCCAGTCCATTTATAAATTTTATAGCCACCTGCATTAGTCACCGTTGGTGAGCCGGTTGTTGCTGTTGGATCAGGGAACGTATTAACATATCTAATAATTACAATACCAGATCCTCCAGCTCCACCGATACCGGAGGTGGGTGCACCGCCTCCACCTCCTCCAGTGTTAACCGTCCCAGGATACCCAGGATTGCTAGGTGAATCAGAAGAACCGCCTCCACCACCAAGTCCACCAGGATTTTGTGTCGAAGAACCGTTAGTTCTACCCCCACCACCACCAGCATAGTAAATTGAAGTACCTGTAATTAAGCTTGCTAAACCATTACCCCCGATTACCCCTGACCCCGCCGCGCCTGCGCCACCACCAGCTCCCCCATTACTCGCTACTGAGGCAGCACCATTATTTCCTTGTCCAGGAGTACCTAAGCCTCCTGCTTGCGGAGTATTTCCAGAAGCACCACCCCCAGAACCGCCCGCGCCACCCGGTGCATTACCTCCGCCGTAGCCCCCACCATTAGAAATAATTGCTCCAAATGCAGAGTTACTTCCGTTACCACCGCTTGCGCTCATAGCAGTTTGCGCTGCTCCAGCTCCTACTGTGACTGTAATTGTTGACCCAGCAGTAACAGAAAAATTAGTAGCTGTTCTATAGCCTCCAGCCCCGCCTGCTCCGCCAACATTAGATCCACCACTCCCACCGCCCGCAACCACAAGATATTCTACGGTAGGCGTTGAAGCACCAGTAAACGATCGAAATGTTGAGTATGCGCTTTGAAGTGCGCCCGTCATGCTAAGTTAATCCACTTCCAGAAATAAGCCACCCCGTTGAAGTTATCTTGATTGCTGTAGCAGATCCATATTGCGCTAAGTTGCGTGAACCGGTAGTGCCAGCAGAAGATAGATTCATCGTGTCAGTCGTAATCGCAATAGTCACAGCCTGTGAGGACATGTTGATAAATGTGATTGCAGTACCAATTGGATAGGCCACAGAAGCATTTGCAGGAATTGTGTATGTTCTTGTATTAACGTCTGAAGCTGGATGAAAAATGTGCTTGCCATTGTCCGCGAGGACTAGAGTGTAGGCTGCGCTCTGGCTGTTCTGCGGGATGTTCCTGAAGCCAACCGCATCTGTGCCATCGACTGTCATATTTGAGGCAACGCCTGAAGATGGCGTGCCAAGTGCAGGGGTTACCAACGTGGGCGAAGTTGCAAATACATTCGCACCAGATCCAGTTTCGTCAGTCAATGCCGTTGCAAGTTGTGCCGAGGTGAATGAACCAAGTACGGCTGCATTACCGACTGATGTAATGTGACCAGTTAAGTTAGCATTGGTCGTAACATTACCTGCTGTCAAACCAGATGCTGTACCAGTTACGTTTGTCAGCACACCGCTTGTTGGAGTTCCCAAATTAGGAGTTACCAGTGTTGGACTTGTTGCAAATACATTCGCACCAGACCCTGTTTCGTCTGTCAGTGCTGTGGCAAGGTTGGCGGATGTAAATGAGCCAAGTACCGTAGCCATGCCTGTACTTGTAACAGCACCAGTTAAGTTACCGAATGCAGGTGCACCATCAGAGCGCAAAAATGTGCTGGCAGAGCCATTAACGGCTGCTGTGCCAATAGTAGCAGTAGGATTAGCGGGAGCGGCAGCCGCAGCTCCACTTGATGCAGCAGTCAGCCGCCCTTGCGCGTCAACCGTCAAACTGGCATTAGTATAGCTTGCAGCAATTACCGTTGTGTTTGCAAGTGCAGGGGCGCCATCTGACCGTAGAAAGGTTGACGCAGTGCCGTTGACAACAGAGCCGCTAATTGTTGCTGTAGGATTAGCGGGAGCGGCAACGACACTTGGAGTTGCCCATGTAGGCAAACCAGCACCTGCACTTGTCAACACTTGCCCGTTTGTGCCAGCGGCGCCCGCCAAAGTTAATCCAGATATTAGGTCAGGCGAGGTTAACGTCTTATTAGTCAGCGTAGTCGTACT